GAATTCTATCTGAAGTTCACAGGGGGTCAGTGATATGGCCCCTGTTGAATTTGAGGATTATAGCATCCGTGTCAAGGATGCCATGAATGATGCCTTGATAGCTGCCCTTCATGAAGCTGCTGGTGAAGTGGAGAATATGACCATTGACAACAGCAGACAGGGCCACAAATACGGTGACAAATATGCAACCCAGCTATGGACGAACAAGGTTGACAAGGCCAAGAAAGAAGCCTTTGTTGGCAGTCCGGAAGAAGCTTCCTATTGGGAAGAATTCGGAACTGGTGAACATGCCTTGTATGGTAACGGACGAAAAGGCTGGTGGGTGTATATCGAAGGGCAGGATTCCGGAAAAGGTGGCAAGTCCTATGCCACAAAAGAAGAAGCGGATGAAACTGTTGCATTCCTGAGATCCCAAGGTCTGAAGGCATATTCTACCAACGGTCTTGAACCAAATAGACCGCTATACCGGGCATTTAAGGGATGCAAGGGCATTGTAAGGGCAATATTTGAAGCTAAGTTGAAGGGATTGGGATGACATGACAAGAACAGCACTGAACATCATAAAGGATGCCATGAAACATCTTGGCCTTGAATATGCTTTTGCACGGTATCTGAAGCAGCCTATGGTTTATCCGTATTGGGTTGGTGAATACCATGAGGATGAACCCTTGTATGAAAATGGATTCCAGTCCACTTCATTCATGCTGACCGGATTTCACCGTGGATCATGGCTTGACCTTGAAATGCAGAAGGAAAGCATTGCAAACTATTTCAACAAAATATCCGGTAAAACAGTCATGGCAGAAGATGGTTCTGCTGTGGCTGTTTTTTATAATAACAGTCTGATCGTCCCCACAATGGATGCAGAACTGAAAAAAATCCAAATCAATCTTGATATACACGAATGGAGCGTGAAATAAATGAGCATTAAAAGCGGTATTACTTCCGGCACTCCTGCAAAGATCCTGTTCGGTGCTGGTGTTTACTTCCAGGGCGTGGAATACAGTGAAACCGTTGCACCCACTGAGGAAGCAATCAGGGCTGCTATCATCGGTGCAACCCAGGAAGGTGGAACCCTGAACATCACCCCTGAATTCTTTGCACCTGAGTTGGACGGTGCTACTGTTTCCGTCATGGAACTTCAGAACAAGGTGGGTGAAACCGCCCAGATGGATGTTTCCTATGCGGAACTGACTGCTGACCTTGCTGCCCATCTGGTCATCGGCAATGTTGGTGAATCCACCGACAAGGAATATGATGTTGTCACTTCTTCCAGTGTGCTGAAGTCCGGTCATTTCTATAAGGGCTTTGGTTTCTACGGTGAATTCCTGGATGGTCGGCCCATCATCATTCTGTTCAAGAATGCCCTGTGTACTTCCGGCTTTACCACTGACAGCAAGAACAAGACCAATTCCATCTTCAAGGGAACTATGGCCTGTCAGTCTGACATTGCCTATGGCACCACCAAGCTTCCCTATGCCATCTTCATCCGCAAGAAGGAAGGCTGGACTTCCGTGGATGCCAGTGACCTTGTAGCCTAACAAAACGAACTGTTGAAAGGATGTTTATATAAATGAATCAGGAAATCAGAGAGCAGGAAGAAATCATGGAAAAGCCTTACACTTTGCGCAGACTGCGTGACCGGGATCTTTTCCCCATTCTGAACATCATTTCTGAGGTCTTCCCGGATGAACTGTCCACTGTTTTTGTGCAGCTGTCCACCAAGGAAAAGACTGTGCAGGAAGTGGGTGCAATGGCAATCCTGAAGATGGTGCTTGCCATTCTGAAGAACATGGACAAGGTGCAGGATGATGTTTATGCACTGCTGTCTGATGTTTCCGGCATCCCGGTAGACGAACTGGCAGAAATGGAATTCGGCACTACTCCCATGATGATCTGGGATATCGTGGCGAATGAAAAGAACTGTGGTTTTTTCAAGGTGCTTTCCAAATTGTCCTGATAGGTGAAGTCAAGTTCATGGATTTGCTATACCGTGCGTATAGCAATCCATTGGACTTGATGAATATCTATATCAACCAGGGCCGATTTGGAAAGTTTGTGGAAGGCTTCCTTGAAGCTGAATATGAACGAAAAAAAGCAGAAGCAGAAAAGGACGAAAACTGGAAGCTTTGGGTCATGTATGTCCACAGCTATTCGGACAAGTCCTTTGTTGACTGGAAGCGTGATGCACTGAAATCCGCTTCTGACACACGCAAGAAGAACCGTGATGATGAACTGACTGATGATGGAATCCAATCCATTGTCAACAAACTTTTCCCTTCCTAGGTGGATCCAGTGCCAACGATGTTCCACCAAACCGGGCTGATGGAAATCAGCAACGAAGGGGGAAGGTGCTATGGAACTATTCCGTTTACTTGGCACCATTATTGTCAACAATCAGCAAGCAAATGAAGCAATTGAAGAAACGGCTGACAATGCTACGAATGCCAGCAATGAAACACAGGATGCATTCAACAAGATTGGCACAGTTGCCGGGGGAATGGTCAAAGCTTTTGCTGTTGCAGGTGCAGCCATTGGCGGTGCGTGGATAGCTGCAATTGAAGGTTCCAGGGAATACCGGACGGAAATGGGAAAGCTTGACACGGCTTTTCAGGCATCCGGACATTCTTCAGAACTGGCAAAGCAGACCTATTCTGAACTGAATGCTGTCCTTGGTGACAGCGGACAGGCCGTTGAAGCTGCCCAGATCCTTGCATTACTTGCTGACAACGAAGAAGAACTTGCACAATGGACGGATATCTGTACGGGTGTCTATGCCCGTCTTGGGGAAGCCGTTCCCATTGAAGAACTCGTTGCCAGCAGTAATGAAACAGCCAAAAGCGGTGTCCTGACCGGGGGCTTGGTCGATGCATTGGTACAAGCCGGACACAGCGAAGAACAGTTTCAGGAAAAGCTTGATGCTTGCACAACGGAGCAGGAAAGACAGAAGCTTATTATGGATACGCTTAACGGCTCCTACAAGGAAGCTTCTGACCAATATAAAAAGACCAACAAAGATGTCATGGATGCCGAAAAAGCCCAGCAGAAGCTAACGGATGCCTTTGCAGAACTAGGCAGGATCGGTGAACCCATTCTGACTGCAATCAAGGAAAAGGTTGCGGACATGGTGTCCGCTGCCATACCATATCTTGAAAGCTTTGTCAACAAGGTCAAGGATGTCATCACCTGGGTCAAGGAAAACAATGACACCATTGATGTATGGGTTTCTGTGATCCTTGGTGCTGGCACAGCAATTGGCACATTTCTTCTGATTCTGAACTGGGGCGCCATTATGACCGCAGCTGCAAATGCTGTCAAGGTGGTCAGGACAGCCATCCTTGCCATGAACGCTGCCATGCTTGCCAATCCCATTGGCCTGATAGTTTCCTTGCTGGCAGGTCTTGTGGTGGCTTTTGTGTACCTTTGGAACAATGTCGAAGGCTTCCGGAAATTCTGGATCAATGCGTGGGAACTGATAAAGTCCACCGCATCCAAGGCAGGAAAAGCCATTTCCAAGGCCCTTTCGGATGCCTGGTCAGCTGTGAAAAAGGCCTGGTCTTCTGTGACAAAATTCTTTTCCGGAATTTGGTCTTCCATAACAAAAACATTCAAGAATGTCAAGTCCTGGTTTTCCAACACCTTCCGGCAAGCCTGGAACGGCATCAAATCTGCCTGGAACGGTGCAGGATCCTTCTTCCGTGGCATCTGGTCATCCGTGACCAAGACCTTCGGAAACGTTGGCGGTTGGTTCCGTAGCAAGTTCAGTTCCGCATGGTCTTCAATCAAAAGCGTGTTTTCCGGATGGGGTTCTTTCTTCAGTGGACTGTGGACAAAGGTCAAGTCCAAATTCGGATCCATCGGCACTTCTATTGGAACATCCATGGGAAATGCCGTGAAGAACGGGATGAACAAGGCCCTTTCCAAGATAGAAAGTGCCATCAATAAGGGAATCGGTCTGATTAACAGTGCAATCAGGCTTGCAAACAAGCTTCCCGGAATCGATGTTGGCACTGTGGCGAAAATCAGCCTTCCCCGGCTTGCCAGGGGCGGTGTGCTTGAAAAAGGTCAGGTTGGCTTGCTTGAAGGCACCGGGGCTGAAGCTGTTGTTCCTTTGGAGAATAACCGTGCATGGCTTTCCAGGGTTGCTGAAGACCTGTATGAAATCCAGCTGAACAATGGTTCTTTCCAAAATGGAAATGACCAACGGCTGTATTCCATGCTGAATCATATTTCTGAACAACTGGATAAGCTATCCGGTTTGCGTGTCTATCTGAACAGCGGTGCATTGGTTGGGGAACTTGTTCCTGCAATTGATGGAAGGCTGACTGATAGATATATCCACGCAAGGCGTGGCAATACAAGATAAAAGGCCATTCACCCAATGGCCTTTTTTCTTTTTCCAATGAAAGAGGGTGAAAGGTCATTGGATATTTTTAAGATCGTAGGTAGATTAGCACTGGATGGAACGGATGAATTCAACCGGGACATTGACGGTGCAAAAAGTAAGGGTGCAGCCCTTGCACAGGCGGTTGGAAAGGGCCTTGGCACCGTGGCAAAGGTCGGAGCAGCTGCCCTTGCAGCTGCATCAACGGCAATGGTGGCGGTTGGAAAGGCCAGTCTTGATGCCTATGCGGAATATGAACAGCTGGTTGGTGGTGTAGACACGCTGTTCAAAGACAGTTCCGGAAAGCTTCAGGAATACGCTTCCCAGGCATTCATGACCGCTGGTATGTCTGCGAATGAATACATGAAAACTGCAACGGGCTTTTCCGCAAGCCTGTTGCAAAGCCTTGGTGGTGATACGGCAAAAGCTGCCGAATATGCTGACATGGCTATTCGTGATATGTCTGATAATGCCAATAAAATGGGCAACGATATTTCCCGGATTCAAGAAGCATATCAAAGCTTTGCTCGGGGCCAATACCAATTGCTGGACAACCTTGCCCTTGGATATCAAGGCACGAAGACTGAGATGCAGAGGTTGCTTGCAGATGCAAACCGGATCAACCGTGAACACGGCATCACTTCAAACTATACGCTTGACAACCTTGCTGATGTATATGAAGCAATTCATGTTGTCCAGGAAGAAATGGGCATCTATGGAACCACATCAGCCGAAGCAAGCATGACCATCACAGGCAGTTTGAATGCAACGAAGGCAGCTTGGAAGAATCTGCTGGTTGGATTTGCGGACGAGGATGCAGACCTTGGAACGCTGATTGACAATTTTGTTTCCAGCCTGACAACTGCAACGAAAAACATCGTCCCCCGTCTTAGTCAGATCCTTGGCGGTGTCGGAACCGCATTGAAGGAAATCTTGCCTATCTTAGGCGAAGAACTTCCCGGAATGCTTGAACAGCTGCTTCCCGGTGTCATCGCTGGTGCAGGTGGCCTGATTAAAGGTCTGATTGAAGCATTGCCTGAATTGCTGGGTGTTCTGTGGGATGCCCTGAATCAGGTTTTGGGTGGAATCTGGAACTATATTTCCATAGATCTGCTTGGAACGGATTATGATTGGGACACTGCAATGGGTGACCTGAAGGAATCCTTAACCACTGCATTCAATGAAACGTGGCCTGAAATCGAAGAAACCTGGAACGCTATCGGTCAGCCTATTTTTGATAGTATTCAAAGATGCGTTGAAATAGTAGCAAAGGCATTTTCTGATAATTGGCCCGAAATGAAACGGGACTTTCATGGCTTCTGCAAAGATATTGATTTCTTCTGGAATGAAAACCTTCAGCCTTGTCTTCAGGCTATTGGTGATTTCATTGAAATGTATCTCGCACCTGTATTTGAATTGGTGTTCGGCACGGTTATCAACAGCGCAATTGAATCATTTGTACAGTTCTTTGACGATCTTTGGAACACTTCCTTGCTTCCCCTATTGACCGGAATCACAGATTTCCTGACTGGTGTGTTTACTGGTGATTGGGAACTGGCCTTTGATGGTCTGAAGGGCATCCTTAGTGGTTGGTATGGCTACTGGGAATCTATTTGGAATCAGTGTGTAACATTCTGGACGGGCGTTTTTGATCCCGTGGTTGAATGGTTTGAAGAAAAATGGAACGAAATGACTTTTTTTGTGGAACTGTTCGTTGCTGATGTGAAGCGCAGATGGGAAGAATTCAAAGAATCCATTGCAGAAGCGGTTACCTCTGCACTTGCAACGGTAACCACAAAGTTCACGGAAATCAAGCAGGAAATTGAATCCAAAGTCAACGATGCCAAGGAAAAGGTAAAGGAAGCGTTTGAAAATATCAAAAAATCCATCAAGGATGCCATGGAGGAAGCCAAAAAAGCGGTTTCCGAAAAATGGGAAGAAATCAAGGCCTTCTTTTCTGATGCGCTTGAAGTTGGTAAAAAAATCGTTGAGGACATCAAGGAAGGTATCCGTCAGGCATGGGACGGACTTGTTCAGTGGTTTAACAACCTGTGGAACAACCTGTTTGGCAACCGTGATGTGAACGTGAATGTCAACGGCACTGACAGCACAGGCGGTGGCAACGGTCATGCAACGGGCCTGAACTATGTCCCTTATGATGAATATCCTGCTGTTCTGCATCAGGGCGAAGCAGTTCTGAACGCTGTCCAGGCCAGAGCATGGCGAAGCGGTGAAGGCACCAACGGAAATATCAATCAGGAAGTCACGGATGTCCTGCTGATGATCCTGGAAGCAATCCAGGAAGGCAACAGCAAGGAAACGGTGTTCAGACTGAATACCCGTGAATTTGGACGGGCTGTCAGGGGGGCTGTGAGTGTTTGAAAGACTGAAATACAAAAACCATGTGAATGAAGTCATTGACTTTGGCTTGGATGGTGTCTTTGTAAACATCAACGCACTTCATGACTATGAATGGAAGGCAACATCAAAGGGTAACAAAATCAGCAAGCTTTCCAGAAGTGTGCAGACCCGGAAGCTTCCTGTCATCATCATGTGTGCAACGGAAGAAGAAGGGATTGCAACCCGGAACAAGCTTTTTGAAACCTTTGAAAAGGATGTTCTGGCCCTTCAGCATGGTCAGATCATCATTGGTGACTATTACTTCAAGTGTTTTGTCACCAAATCTGTCAAAAGCGATTATCAGAAAAGTCAGCGGTATATGTATATTACATTGACCCTGACTTCTGATTATCCTTTCTGGGTCAATGAAAGTCTGAAGACCTTTGGTGTGTCGAACCAGACCGGGGAAGGGCTGGACTATCCCTTTGACTTTGCCTTTGATTATTTCACGGATATTGCAAGCACTACGCTGAACAACACAGCCTTTGTTGCATCGAACTTCAAGCTGATTGTATACGGTGCTTGCAGTAATCCTTCCATATCGATTGCCGGACACACATATCAGGTGGATTGCACGGTTGGTGAAGGCGAATATCTGACCGTTGATTCCACCACAAAGAAGATCTTCGTCACCAAAAATGACGGAACCACTGTCAACTGTTTCAATAACAGGAACAAGGAATCCTATATCTTTGAGAAGATCCCGGCAGGAAAGAATGTAGTCACCTGGAATGGTGATTATGGATTTGATGTGATCCTGATGGAAGAAAGGTCGGAACCCAAATGGATTTGATATACATGAATTCGGATATGGTTGACCAGGGTGTTCTTCAGGATTTTGAAATGGATCTTGCGTTTGGAAAGAATGAAAATGACTTCGAATGCAAGATCCCTTCTTCCTTGCATTGCTGTGAAGCCGGATATTTCCTGTATATCGAAGGCACGGAATATGGTGGCACCGTTGATGCAATCGAAGTTGTCAGTGAAACGGGCGAAGTCATCTATTCCGGTCGCACATGGCATGGAATCATTGGAAGCAAGGTTATCATGCCTTTGCAGAGCGGTGAAGCATCCACATCTGGTGTGACCATCAAAGAAACGGATTCCAGCGGTGTGTCCTATGTTGACCGATATCTGGTCATCAGCGGTGAAGCGAATGCGTGTATTCAGTTCATGGTGAACAGGTTGGGGCTTTCCAGCCTGTTCAAAGCTTCCACTGAAGATTCCGGTGTCAGCATCACAAACTTCCAGTTTGACCGCTTCCTGGACGGTTACAACGGCATTGTGAAGATGCTGAATAGTGCCGGGATGCGTTTGGGCGTAGCATATCAGGAAGAAAAGGTTGTTCTGTCTGCGCTGAAACAGTACAACTATGCAACGGATGAAGAATTTGACCCGGATTTGGTCAATATGCAGCTGAAGAAAAAGGTTAAGTCTGTCAATCATCTGATCTGCCTTGGTTCAGGCGAGCTAGAAAACAGAATGGTCATCCATCTGTATGCAGACGAAAAGGGGAACATCAGTCAGACACAAACCCAATTCGGAATGAATGAATATTCCGCTGTTTATGATTATTCTTCCGTTGAATCTGAAGAAGAACTGCTGAAGCAAGGCACTGAACATCTGGAATCCCTGTGGTTGCCTGATGAAATGGTGATCTGGCTGGATGATACATCCGACTATTACCATGTTGGGGATATGGTCGGAGCAAGGGACAGCATCACGGGAATATCCGGTTCTGCTAAAGTCCGGAAGAAAATTGTGACCATCCGGGATGGTCTGATATCAATATCTTATGAAGTAGGTGAAAGCTAATGGGAAATTTACATCTTGTAACGGGTCACGCTGGCACGGCCCATGTCACGGCAGCTGACCACGGTTCCCTTCATGCTGCCATCTTTGGAGAAGGGGCCTATGTCCTGAACCGTGGCAGTAAGTTTGCAACAACCATCATTTCCAATAACAGCATCCGTGTTGCAGATGGTGACATCATCTTCCAGGGCAGACACATCCGTCTGAACGAAGGCACCTATGTTGGCCTTTCGATTGAGAACGGCACACAGGGCTATTTCCGGAATGATATTATTGTTGTCCGCTATACGAAGGACAGCGTGTCCGGTGTGGAGGATGCCAACCTTGTTGTTATCAAGGGAACCGCTTCTTCCGGAAGCGCAACGGATCCTGCATACACTTCCGGTGACATCATCAATGACCATGTTCTGGTTGCTGATATGCCCCTTTACCGTGTACCGCTGAACGGTCTGAATGTCCAGACCGTTGTTCCGCTGTTCGATGAAGCAAGCCTTTTGGGTGATGGTTCTGTCCGAACCGCAACGATTGCTGACGGGGCAGTGACCAACGAGAAACTTGCAACCAATTCGGTCACCAAGGAAAAGATTGCTCCCGGTGCAACCTATAGCACCACCACGGTTTCCTTGTCTGCCTCTGGTTGGTCTGGCAACACCCAGACTGTTAATGTCAGCGGTGTGACTGCATCAAACCTTGTCATTGTATCCCCTAACCCCGTCAACCATGTGGCCTATGCGGAGGCTAATGTCCGCTGTGTGTCCCAAGAGGTTGGAAAACTGACATTTGCGTGTGACAGCGTTCCTGGTTCGTCCCTTGCTGTCAATATTGCAATGCCTGTGTAAGGGGGGAACGGTATGATAATGAACATGGTTGGCGGTGGTGGTGGCGGTGGCCTGAACTTCACTGTTAAGGCATATAAGTCTTTGGATGTCCGTCCTGCATCAGCTGCCGAAAACACCATTGCAGTCATCACGGACACCGCTATTCCTGAATGGGCAATTTCCTCATTGGAACCTGATGTTCAGTTGTCTGGTATGCTGTGGATCTACAGTGGCACATCTGGGGCTGTTCAGTTCAACGCCCTGAAGAAGAATTCCATTGTGATCTTCCCTGGTTCCGTCATGCAATTTGTAGACGGTGCATGGAAGTATGTGGATGCATACATCTTCCAGAATGGTCAGTGGATTCAGTTTGCCCTTGCCTGGAACGGATATTATTTCGACAATGGCGAACAGCACAGCAACATCACAGGCGGTTGGACTTCCGATGGCTATAAATATTACAACTACACAATGAAGGCCAGCACACTTGGTGCAACGCTTGGAACCAGATCTTCCGGTGCTAATACGGCAAGTATGATCGGCACAGCAAACCCGGTCGATCTGACCAATGTGGATACTATTTACATCACAGTTGATACAACCCATGGATCCAGTTTCTTCAAGGTCATGTCAAGCAAGGAATTGTCTGCGGATGATCTGAGCATTGGACTTTCCGTGGGCGAACTGACCATTGATGTTCCGGCCTTACCGGAAGCTATTATCTTGCCATTGCAAGTGCTGGCGGTTCCACTATTCCCAACGCTTATGCCACAGTTAGTGCTATTTGGAGAAACAACGCTGCATCCGGTGGCGGTGATTCCGGTATTGCACTTCTGTCTTTGGACAATGACCCCAGTGACAATGCTGTGTTCATGGAGGTTGAAGGCATGGTGTATGGCATCAACAATGCAACCATGAATGATGAACCCACCGCTAAAACCTATGACTTTACGGTGTTGTAAGGAGTTGATGACATGGCCCAGAAAAATGCAACACTTAGGGCGTTGATTGAAGGTGTTGTGTATGATCTGATGCCGAAGGGCAGTGCCTATAATGTGTGGTTGGATGACACAACCACGCTTGCAGCAAAGCTTGCGGAGGTTATCAGTTCGCTAAATAGCAAAGTAACACAATCCCAGCTGACAGAAGCAATCGAACAAGCCCTTGCTGAAGCAAAAGCAAGCGGAGAATTTGACGGAGAAGACGGTCTTGGGATCGTTTCCGTAACTATTGAGGAGGTCTAAATTATGGCTGATAAGAACTACAAACTGAACTTTATCCTGACCGATGGAACCACCAAGAGTGTTGAATTTACTGCACCCCAAGGCCCGAAAGGTGAAACTGGTGCAACGGGTGCAGCTGGAACCAACGCAACGATTACCGGGGCTACGGCAACCGTGGATGCGAATGTTGGTACCCCCAGTGTCACCGTGACCCCTGGTGGCACTGCATCGGCAAGAACTTTTTCCTTTGCGTTTAAGAATCTGAAGGGCGCAACGGGCAGCAAAGGTGACAAGGGCGATACCGGAGCAACCGGAGCAGCGGGAGTTGGAATTACAAATATCACTATCAGTGAGGTGTAAGTCATGGCTGACAAAACCTATTCACTCAACTTTTCGTTGAGTGATGGTAGCACAAAAAAAGTACAGTTTACAGCACCACAGGGGCCTGATGGCCCCAAAGGTGACAAGGGTGACAACTGGGCTGTCACACCGGATGATTACACCGGAACTGTTACCCAGAAATTCCAGTCAGCATTAGCAAATAACAGGCGTGTCTTTGTCCCCGGTGGCACATACACCTTGGATGGTGAACTTGTGATCCGGGACAACTGTGAACTGGAACTTGCCCAGGATGTTGTTCTGAAGTTCACGCAAACCACCGGAAACTGTATTTCCCTGAAGCAATTGGCCCATCTGAAAGGCAACCACGCAAGCATTCAGGTTCCTTATGAATTCACGGGAATTGTAATCAATGCCGATACAGGTATGACCACAAGTGTCACCGAATGTCCCCCGTTTGCCAAATGGGATCCGATGTGGAAAAACGGACGGTATGTGACCAATGTGAACATTCTGAAGCCTGACAGCAGAGGATTCCATTATTCCGTTGATGGCAAGTGCAATGGTACTGCTGTTTATCTGTGTGCGGACGGTAATGACACCACCACATGGTTGTGGGGTGTGAACTTCTCCGGCCTGAGAATTGCAGGTGCTTTCACCTACGGCATCCACGCTGAGAATTTCAATTTTGATAGTTCTGGTGGCTGGAACCATGAAATGCGGATCGAAGGCTTCATTGATGGCTGTGAAGTTGGTGTAAGACTAGATAACTGCTACAACGCATATCTGTCCACCATTGTCCAGCCCCGGAGAGCGTACACCACAGATGCCCAATATATCCCTTACGCAAAATGGGGTATCTGCCTGAACAATAGCCGGAATTGTGATATGAAGGATGCTCGTGTATGGGACTGGGATTCTGAAAAATCCCTGTGGAGTGAGGGAAGCATCAATCAGCACCTTGCATTGCTTGGTGATTGCCGTGGTGCCATTCTGAATGAATTCTATTATTATAGCAATCCTAGCTATGATATTAGAAGCCTGATCTATACGGACACCCCGGCAAATCTGGAAAGGTTGACCATTCTTCAAGAACCATTTACAAGATGGTTCAAGCCATTGGATCACGTTCCCTATTTTAATGATGGTGACACGGAAAAGAAACTTGTTTTGCAGGACGAGTTGGACGGAATAGTGGATGCTGAAAGAACGGCAACCTTCACGAATGCACTCCCTACGGCAACTGATACGGATGGCAGTGTGTTCAACGGCATTGGATACGCCAAATATGGCTACGAGCTACTCAGCAACGGAACCGTCATAGACGGCATATACTCCGGCTGTACGGGCTTCATTCCAGTCAAGCAGAATGATGTCATCTACGGCAAAAATATCACGTTGGATGGCGCAACGGTCTGCATGGTGACCTATGATTCCAACAAGGCGTTGGTTCTTGCCACTACTCCTAATAATATATCGACCCAAACCTATTTTTATGATTATACGCCCACGGATGACGGCTTTAAGCTGACTATAAAACAGCGGTCAACCGTTGCCTATGTCCGCTTCGGCTATGGTCGCACAAATATAGGAAATCAGCCCATTATATCGGTCAACAATCCGATAGAATACGCAACAAACGGCTACTTGAGGGACAGCATTAAGGTCAAAAGTGCGAATGTCGAAGGCCTGTCTGAAATCCTTGGCAGCTATATTGATGATGTTGATGCACTTATCGGAGGTGACAGCTAATGGCAACTGCTGATTCTGTTAAATCGAAGCTTCAGGGGCTTATCAAAAAGGCCAACGGCACAACCGGGCGGTCAGACACCACCATGACCGAAGCTGTGGATGCGCTGATTTCTGGCTATGGACAGGGCGGTGATACCCCAAGTGGAACTGTTTCCATCACGGAGAACGGCAGTTACGATGTCACCAACTATGCCACTGCCAACGTGCAAGTCCCAATTCCGGACACGGTGACGGAGATCCACACCATCACCATCGGTTCTGATCTGGGTGCCGGCACTAATACAGACTATACGCTACTAACGGGGGATAGCTTTGTTGCAGAGCATTATGCTGATGAAGGCTTTTCCGCTATGCTGATTCCCGTGACACCTGTTGCAAGTGCAACGGGCGTGGGCCACTGGGTCTATCACGGCAACCGGAATATCGGTTCCACCAATGTTGTGCGATATGGCTATTATGCGTACAGTTCCAGTGCTTCTGCTGTTGCCTGTGCCGTAGCAACTGCTAAACTGAGCGGTTCCGGTTACAACATCAGCCTCCGAGCAAAGAGCAGTGGCAACCTAGATCTTTATGTTGCTTCATCCAGAACTATTAAGGCGGGAAGTTATATTTTGATTCTCAGTATCACATAATCCGACACAACCTGACGGAAGGGGGATCTTCGTGCAAGGAATCAGATTTGGAAACTATCATTCTTTCAATGACCTGCGTTTGATTTTGGCAACCAAAACGATTGGAACACCATCACCGAAAACGGAAACCATTGACATTCCGGGCGGTGATGGTGTTCTTGATGTGACCGAATATTTTGGTGATGTGAAGTATGAAAATCGGCCTTTGTCCTATGAATTTTCAAGCATGGTTCCCAGGTCTGAATTCCCTTCCATCTTTTCTGATGTACAGAACGCATTGCACGGAAGAAAGCTTCCCATCATCGATGATGAAGATCCTGAATGGTTCTATAAGGGCAGGATCAGCGTTTCTGAATGGAAGGCTGAAAAGAACATTGGCAAGCTGACCATTGACTGTGACTGTGAGCCATACAAGATGCAGACAAGTCCCACGGTCATCAGCAAAGCCGTGAATGGTACGGACATTATTGTCCTTCCCAACAGCAGGAAGCGCACGGTGCCGGAAGTGGTCATTGATTCTGAAGTTGGTTTGAACATTGTCTTTGGAACCGGAAATGTGTGGGATCTGGGAAGCGGAAGCTACACATTGCCTGAACTGGAACTTGTGGAAGGTGAAAACGCGGTCACCGTCACAGGAACGGGAACCATCACATTCACCTACACACAAGGCAAGCTTTGAACGGGGGAATGGTCATGTATAGGGTTTACAGTGACGGTGTGCTTCTTCACCATGACAACCTTGAAAGTCTGAAGGTATTTGATCCTTCTGTTGAACTGGAACTGAACAAGACAGGTTCCTTTGTATTCACGGCATATCATGACCATCCCCGGCTTGATGCGGTGAAGCGGATGAAGTCCATCATCACGGTCTGGCAGGATGACTTTCTGCTGTTCCGTGGAAGGGGCCTTGATGAAGAAGTTGGTTGGTACAATGAAAAAACCTTCAGCTGTGAAGGGGAACTTGCATTCCTCCTTGACAGCATCCAAAGGCCGTATGATTTCACCGGAAGCATCCCTGATTTCTTGGGGATGCTTCTTTCCATTCACAATGCCCAGGTTGACCAGGAAAAACACTTCACCCTTGGCAATGTGACCGTAACGGATCCGAATGACTATATTGTCCGCTCAGACATTGATTATGTTGCAACTTGGGAAGTCATCACCAAGAAACTGATTGAAATGCTGGGTGGATTCCTGCAAGTCCGGCATGAAGACGGTGTGAATTATCTGGACTATCTGTCTGAATCCACACTGCTTGCACCACAGAAGATCATCTTCGGGAAGAACCTGCTTGACCTGAAGCGAACCAGAAAAGGGGAAGACATTGCAACGGTCATCATTCCCCTTGGTGCAAAGCTGAAGGATGAAGAAGGGAAGGACACTGACCAACGCTTGACCATTGAAAGCGTGAATGGCGGTGTTGACTTCGTTCAGGATTCGGATGCAATAGCACAATTCGGAATTATTGTCAAGACGGTCATTTTTGATGATGTCACAGACCCGGAAAACTTGAAATCAAAAGGTGCAGGAATACTTGCGGAATCAGTAAACCAATGGGAAACCATTGAACTGACCGCAGCTGACCTTGCCACAGTCAACAAGGACATCACTTCCTTCCGCTTGGGAACGATGGTCGATGTGGTAAGCATCCCACACGGCCTGAATCAACGGTTCCGGGTGGAAAAGCTTTCCCTGAATCTGCATGATCCGGGAGCAAGCAAAATCACCCTTGGAAAGGTCATCCCGGCCTTTTCTGAAGCCGTGAAGGGCGTTTCTGACAGCCAAGGTGTGATTCTTCAGACCGTGGAAAGAACGGCCCAGGAAGCTTCTGAAGCCGTGTATAACGTAGAACAGAACCTTCTTGCATCCATCCAGGTATCGGAACAGAACATTCAGTCTGTGGTTGCTGAAAACTACTATCTGAAGGAAGACACAGATGCACTGATTTCTTCTGTAAACACCACCATTGAGCAGACAAAAAACAGCGTTGAAATCCAGTTCAATCAGTTCAGTCAGGACATTGAAGCGGTGGCAGCTGGTACGGATGCGGAATTTGAAGAAATCCGGAAATACATCCGTTTTGCCGATGGTCAGATCCTACTTGGTGAAGTGGGAAATGAACTGGAATTGAAGATTGCCAATGACAGGATCAGCTTCCTTCAGGACGGTGCAGAAGTTGCCTATTTCAGCAACCGGAAGCTATATGTCACTGACACACAGATCCTTCACAGTTTGCAATTGGGGAACTTTGCTTTCATGCCCAGGGCGAACGGCAACTTGTCCTTCAAGAAGATCACTTGACGGGAAGGGGTGAATGTGCATGGCAACATCAGGAACAATTCAACAGGCAATCCGCACAGGATACCGGATCCAAATTGCATGGTCTGTGGGTTCACAGTCCGTTGCAAATAACACATCCAGCGTGACAGCAAAGGTTCAGTTGGTGTCAACCGGATCTTCCTACACCATCAATTCCAGTGCATCGAAGTCCGGTTCTTTGACAATCAACGGCACCAAATACACCTTCAACTTCACTGCATCCCTGTCTGGTAATCAGACCAAGACATTGTTCACCAAAACTGTGACGGTCAGTCACGCTTCGGACGGAACAAAGACCTGTTCCTTTTCTGCAACCTGTGGAATCAATGTCACCCTGTCTGGCACATATTATGGCAATGTCACAGCTTCTGGAAACGGCACATTCAACACAATTGCCAGGGCATCCAGCATCAGCAGTGTGACATCTTCCGTGTCTGTCAACGGCACCAACGCTGTCACAGTGGCAATTAGCAGGAAGGCAAGCAGTTTCACACATACTGTGGTTTTCAGCTTCGGAAGCTATTCCAAAACAACCACAGGCGTTGGGACTTCCACATCCTATGCGATTCCCACAAGTTGGCTGAATGCAATTCCAAATGCTACAAGCGGAACGGCAAAGGTCACTGTGACCACCTATTCCGGAAGCACAAAGATTGGTTCAGCGGTGTCCAAAAACTTCACGCTGACCGTTCCTGCATCGGTTGTCCCGTCCTTTTCCAGTGTGGCTGTGGCTGACACAACCACACACCAAAGCACATTCGGAAACATGGTGCAGAACAAATCCAAGCCAAAGTTCACCATCACAGCTGCTGGTTCCCTGGGATCCACAATCAAATCCTACAAAACGGAATTTGAAGGGAAGTCTTACACCGGAGCAACACCAACCACAGCAGTCATCACCAAAAGTGGCACGGCATCCGCAAAAATCACGGTAACTGACAGCCGTGGACGGACTGCCACAACCACAAAAACATGGACGGTGGTTGCATATTCGGCACCAAAGATCATCAGCTTCCAGGGCTTCAGATGCCTTGCTGATGGTACAGAAAACTATGAAGGAACCTATATAAGCGCAGCTGTGAACTTCAGCATTTCTTCCGTCAACGAGAAGAACACTGCATCCTATACGATAGAATACAAGCTTCAGAGTGCCACAGCCTGGACAGCCTTGACAAGCGGTTCTGTTTATGCTTTGAACACCAACATTGTCAGTGCATCCGGGCTGTTTTCGGTTGACAGCAGCTATGACATCCGTCTTTCTGTGAAGGATTCCTTCACCACTGTCACAAGCATCTTTGAAATCCCAACGGCCTTCACGCTGTTGGACTTCAATGCATCTGGAAGGGGTGTGGCCTTTGGCAAGGTGTCAGAGATGGCAGAAGGTGTGGAATTTGCGTTGCCAATGAAATCAGGTCACGGGGAATTGCTCAATAGTCCTGTTGCCTTGGTTGCAAATCAAGACCTGGATGCCTTGCTAGAACCGGGATATTATATTGTCGGTAGCACCGCAGTCAGCGGAACAATTCTGAACAAACCACCAATGACCACAACAGAAACCGCCCTGATTGAAGTTGCCCCAATGGGTGATGGCTTGCAGAGAATGCAAAAGTATTCATTTTGTGACAAGGATGACATGCTTGTCTGGCAAAGGGTTTATTATTCTGGCACATGGGGATCTTGGTTTATGATTGCAGGTTGTACTGGATGGAAGAACATGACCCTTGATGCAGGTTTTGCGCTATACAATGGCACAGCTTCCAACCAGCCCAAATACCGTGTCAGCGGAAATGTGGTTACAATCAAGGGCTGCGTATCTCCAAAGACAGCGTACACTTCAAACACAACAAAAGTTCCCATTGCAAGTGGCATCCCGGCCTATCTTCGCCCGGATGTTGCTTTGACGTTTGTCTGCCAAGGATCCGGAATGAACAGATGGGCTTGTGGTATTGAAACCAATGGAACAGTCACAATCAGCAGATATGGCATCACTGAAGGCATCAGCATTCCCACAACTGCATGGTTGTCTTTTGTTTGTACTTATTCAATTTGATTATACCGGGGGAAATGAGCATGATTGAAGCAATCATCACAGGTGCGGTTGCTATTATTGTCTGCATGATCAATAATGCAGTCCAGCACAAAGCACAGCAGGAAGCGCACAACACCACCATTGCGCTGATTGAATACAAGTTGGATCAGCTGACAAAGAAGGTTGACCTTCACAATAACGCTGTCGAACGCTTGTATGCGGTGGAACAAAAAATTGCAGTATATGATGAAAAGTTCAGTGTTGCCAATCATCGGATTGAAGACCTGGAACATCAGGAATGAAGCAGAAGGGCCGGGGAATAATCCCCGGCCCTTTTTTCATTATATGTCAGCTTTTGTGTCTTCAATCAACACGGACAGGATCCGCTTTGCTTCAGCTAGGTCATTGCTGTCCAGTGCTTCCTTTGCCGTTTCCAGGTGTCGCAGAAGGCCCCTTTGGTAGGCCCGGTGCATCTTGTCCATTTCTGTGACTTCCATGATTGCCCGGTTGATGAATGCATTCACGCTTTCCCCACAGCTTTCTGCATGGGCCTTCAGTGCATCCTTGCTTCCTTTGGGCATAGCCACAGATATTCTGTCAAGGTTTTTGCTGTCCCAGTTCTTATTTGCATTTTTTCTGGCTTCAGAATAATTCGCCATTTGGAACACCTCCTTAGGTTGGCTACATTATACCACGTTATTCTGTACTTAACAAGTGTAAATAATACACAACTTAATAAGTGTATCTTTGTTGAATATTACGACTTGCATACACTTAATAAGTGTATTATAATAAAGACAGTCAAGGGGAACACAACTTGGCAATACATAATAGGAGGAATAAAAAATGGCAGTGTTCAAAAGTTATCTTAGAAGGCTTATCCGGGATCTGAAAGACCTGAAGGAAGCCCTGAAAAACAAGGATTATGAAAAGGCTGAAAAGCTTGTGGATATCCTGATTGAAGACACACAGAATGACATTGAAGACTAAAAGGAAGACCGGGGAGCAATCCCCGGTCTTTTTACATTTTGTTCATTCCTACTACACCGGGAATGATTACATTTCCACGGTTTTCCTTTACAACATCCCGGAACTGTCTGCAAGCCCTTTGAGCATCCTGCATGGTAGGGAACAGGAAATCCACATCCTTCATGACGATCTTCCAGCCCTTGTTCTTGACATATTCCAAATGAAAGCCCATATAATCTAATTCGTTGATTTCAATAATCATAAATAATCCTCGCATCAAGTTAATCTTTGCGGTAGATAGTTCCTTATATCAATTGATTTACCGGAAAAAATGTCTGCCAATGCTCTTTCGAATTCGCCCCTGGTTACAATTTCATTAGGCAAGTCAACCCTGTTGCAAGCACGGTCGATCATTTCAGGAAGAAAGTGATCCTTCAACTCAAAAATAGCCTTTTGCGCTCTTGGATCCATGGATATTGTATCTTCGGGATTCGTGCTTACTTTGCCGTTCTTTATCATCCAATAGAATTCTGGACGGTTCAAATCGAAATATAGGTATTGAATGAACATGGAAAGAGAATCAGAAAATCGGCTTTCGTCATGCAAAAACATTGCTTGATATAACCTGATGTGTTTTCGATTAAAGCAATCGTTGATAGGCGTTTCTAGTTCCCACTTATTAAAGATTCTCCAAATAATATCATTGTATTTCAGATATGGGGGTGAATTCCTTTTTACTGCAATGTACTCTTCATATTTGATGTTGTATGGATTATTAAATAGCAAAATTAAATCCTGATGCTGTTCAATGAAGTCCCATCCTTGTGACGAAAGCCGATATAACTTCGGAAGACCTAAACACTCAACCGGAATGGCCTTTAGAATGGAATCAATCAGGATTGCCTTCTTGCCCTCAGCTTTCAAACCATTTACTTCTAGTATTGCTTTTAGCGCATCAACCTTGTATGTCCCCAAAATTTCATCAGGCCTTGCTTCCCGGAAGAATCCCCTGGTGAACATTTCCAGATGTTTCGCAGTTGGGTCATTGATCCCCAACTTGTATGACAACCAGGCCAAGTGCGCTTTCGCATTATGCGGATGTGGCGGTCCCTTGTGAATTGACAGGAACACAGCGTTTGCGTATTCATTATCTGCATTTTGTGGCTTGATGGCATGTGTTGCAATTGTGGCAGCTGGAACCTGTTTCTTGGACTTAAAGAGATCAAACAGTCCCATAACGGCACCACCTTTCAAAAGACTGAAAATATTATAAATCTGAAAATTCTGTAAGTCAATACAAAAAAGGGAAGGTTTTGACACCTTCCCTTTTGCTTCGTCATGGCTTATAATGCTGATATGATGCGGATTGTATAGATGTATGCATCCTGTTAGTTCTATTAAAGTGGAGCGCACAGGATACTAACATAGGGCTAAAAAAATAGCCCTTACTTCAAGAATACTTCCAGAACAGCCTTCCCACCTTTACGCTGACCGTAGTCAATGGAATCATAGGTGATCCGGTCAATAAATTGTCTTAGGAAGTCATTCTTTTTCTTTGCAGACAGGTCAGGATTCTTCACGCATTCAATCATAGCATGAAGGTTGACAATTTGCTCGGAATAATCAACAGGTTCAGGAACCGCACTTTGTGCTTCCTGGATCTGTTTTTTTATTTCATCGATGGCTTGATTATAGTGCTGTTTCCGTTCAATGAATTCATCCCTTGAATACACTTCATCTTCATAGTCCAGGAAAAGCTTTTTCCGCTTGCGTTCCATTTTGGCAAGTTCGGATTCCATGGCATCCAGCACGGCTTGATGCTTGGCCCGTTCTGCTTTGTTGTCATCAGCTTCCATCTTCATTTCAAAGTCCGATATGGTGACCTTCAGGGCATCCACAAAGGCATCCAGGACTTCATCAAGGGGAAGGGACTTCTTCTGGCAAATCGTGTCCCTGGCGTGGCTCATACGGGTCTTCCTGCCATCCTTGAACCGGGTTGCAATCATCTTCCGTCCGCAGTCACAACATTCAATCATTCCGGCAAGGGGGTTGACAAGTTCTGTGCTGGTCTTTGCGGAAGGGTTCTTCATGGTTTGGGTGACATACTGTGCTTTTTTATACTGTGCTTCGCTGATAATGCCTTTGTGCTTGCCTTCAAATACCTCCGGGATTCCGTCTTCTTTGGTGACCTTGACAAGCTTCCCAAGTTCTGCATTGAATTCCTTGATGGTTCTGCGCTTTCCCCACCAGACCTTTCCGATATATGTTGGATTGGCTAACATGTCCCGGATGGTTCCACGGTTCCATTCAGGCTTTCCTTTGATGGTGGGGATACCCATCAATGTCAGCTTCCTTGCCATCCATCCTGTGGCCCGTTTTTCTTCTGTGTGCCAATCAAATATCATCTGAACAATCTTGGATTCATCTTCCCGGATGACCAAGGTTCTTTCTTTTTTGGATCTTCTCACAATGTCATAACCGAATACACGCTGGGGAAGAAGATAGTTGCCTTCCATGACGGATGCCTTTTTTCCAGCTTCCAGTCTGCGCTTGATGGTCTTGTATTCCCGTCTTGACATGAACAGGCCGAATTCAAAATATTCCTGGTCAAATTCATTATTGGGGTCATAAACCTTTGCAGGTGTGATGATGTTTGTGGAAGATGCCTGGAATGCATCCGCAACTTCACCCTGATCCTTCGTGTTTCCACGGGCCAAGCGTTCAACCTCGACAACCAGAACACCGTCATAGGTGTTTGCATATACATCAGCAAGAAGCCTTTGCATTTCCGGTCTTTCATCTATGCTGTCACCGGACACAACTTCACGATAGACGGTGATCTGGTCTGGGTGAATCTCATGTTTTGCAGCTAGGTTTTCCAACATGTGCTGATGCCGTGCCAGGGTTTCACCTTCACCCATAGCTTCCAATTCTAAGTCAGCACGGGATTTTCTTAAGTACATTGCATATTTCTTGTTTACTGGTGCCATCCAATATCACTCCTTTTTTAGATATCAACCATTTTCTTTTCAATAAACATATCAATCATTTTGGATTTCCGGTTATTCTCTGCCCACAGGTAGTCATTGTTCCGCTTCAGCCTGTCCAGTTCACTGCGCATATCGGATATTTTGGCCTGTGCTTCGTCCCGGATTGCTTGCAGTTCTGCCTTATAGGAATCGTGAATATTATCCAAAGCCTTTCTATAGTCTTCGTTATCTGCAAGCACCCTTTCCAATTCCAGAAGCGCATCATTCAGCTTCTCTGTGCTTTCTGGCACCATTTCTTCAAATGCGAGATAGCAAGGGTATTGATTAGAAGAACCAATAATTGCATCTTCAATCCGTCTTGCGGTTTCACGCATGATGTCCTGTTCGCTGTTCAATGCCATCAGCCGTTCAATGGTCTTCAGGGAAACTTCGGACTTTTTGGCAATTTCTGTATTGGTCAGGCCGTTGGCTTCCTTCATATCACGCATAAATTCACACCAACGGGAAAGGGACATTGCGGAAGTACGGGGGCCATCACAGCGTTTTTCGCTACGATGCGTACAGGTCAAACATCTATTATACGGTTTTTCGGCAATCCCAGTCTTAGCTTTCATTAAAATAGCCTCCATTTTAATCATTGAATTAGGGTAAAACCCCAAAGTGTAGCAAAATAGAACCCCAATACAATACGGTCATTTCCGTTTATTTTGGGCTGTATTTTTTAGGAAGAAAATGATAGGCTAATATCGGATCCAGCGAAGATCCATTAGCCCGGCAAGGTGTGGGGTTGAACATTGGCACTGGACGGCCCCACACCACTTCTAAAATCATTACACAGAATAATAAATATTGTGTCCGTTTTATCGGACGGTACGGCTGCTATAATCCAAACATAAGTTCTAGAACAGAATATTCCGAATTTAGAAATTTGCTTGCAAAATTGTAAATTGTTATAGTACAATAATTTCGAACATTAGTTCTTTCCACCCCGGAGAAAGGATGGCAGCCATGACAAAAGAAGAATACATAAAAAAGATAGTTAAACTGCTTGAACAATGCAACAAGGAATCAACATTATACTTCATTAAAGGATTCCTTGAAAAACAGGCTCAATAATTCTTTGGCCCGGATAAACTGTTCCGGTGAAAGCTGATTCAGAGAATCAACCACAAAGCAAAAATCATCATCCTTGAACAATCTATCAGTGATGTCAATTATGGCATCACTGTTTTTTTGTTGTTCCACAGTCATTTTTTCTTCAATAAGGTCTGACTTTAGAATTCCAAAATAATCAGCCATAACTTCAATTCGGTCAATTCTTGGGTACTTCTTGCCGTTGATCCAGTCCGTAACGGTTGAATATGGGAAGCCCCATGTTTCCGCTAGTTCCCGTCTGTCTTTTCCGCTTTTTTCTATATAATGCTTCAAATTCTTGGACAGGATTTCTTTATTTCCTAAAGATGTCATGTGTATCACCTCCTGTGTCTATATATTACACCAAGAGCGTTAAAAATTCAATATGAAATTAAAAAAATTACGCTTTAAGGGTTGACAAAGTTATTCTGATATAGTAATATACAGATAACGCTAAAAGCGTTACGGCAAAGGAGGTGATACAATGAGAATCACGCTAAGAGCTGCAAGAATCAACAAGGGCTTGACCCAGGAAGAAGTTGCAAAAGCCCTGAATGTCACCAAGAAAACCGTTGGATCTTGGGAAAAAGGCACCACAAAACCCAAGCTTGACAAGATTGAACCCCTGTGTTCCCTGTTTGGGTGTAGCTATGATGACATCATCTGGAATGTCTAATTTTTTTAATCCATATAACGCTTTAAGCGTTAATGTGAAGGATTTCACAAAAAGGAGGAAACCCAATGACTATCAAAGAGAAGATCCAGCAAGCAAAGGAACTGGTTGCCAAGCTGGAAGGCATCAAGGATCCGACAACCAACCGGAACGATGCAGCCAACATCTTCGCAGAATCCTTCGATGAATACATGACCATCTGGGATGCGCTCCAGGAAGTCCCCTGTGAAATCGTCTTGGATGACCACATTCCCGGTCAGGTCATTGAACCCAAGTCTTTCCCGGAAGTGGAAATCCCGGAAGACTTTAGCATCTGAAAGGAGGAAACACCGTGAGAAGGAAGCCAACCCCGGAAGAACTGATTGATGCCGAGATTGAACGGCTGAAGCAGACCGAGGAAGTGAAGCTGGCCCAGAAGGAACAGCGGTTGATCCATCGGAAGCGGAAATATCTGGCTGACCTGCGCTGGCTGGAAAAGCGTGGGAAGAAGCTGATGGAAGAAGGATGGACTTGGGACACCATTGATCTGCTGTTCAAGGACATCCCGGAAGAAGGGGATGAATGATGGAACAGGTCATCACCTACGAAACGGAACGGGCCATTGTCCGGGTCCATCCCAGCAAGAAGACACCGGAACAGTTCCGGTCAGACCTGGAAGAAGCTTGCCGGAAGTTCTATTCCGACATCAAAAAGGAACAAAAAAAGGAGAAGAAAAATGGTTGAGTGGATTATTGCCCTGGGTGCAATCGCAACTATCCTGTTGGTCTTTGCAGTGGCCTTGGCGAACCGGATTGACAAGATGTATGGCGAACTGAAGAAGCTGGAGCAGAACAATGCAGATCTCCGCTATTCTGTCCAGTTCCTGAAGGATGAAAACAGAAGGCTTCAGAATAGCGTGTTCATCACCCCTGACGCACAGGATGTCACCAGACTGAAGCTGGAACTTCACCTGAAGCAGGAACGGATTGAAGCACTGCAAATGAAGCTGAAAAGACAGCATCAGTTGCTTCAGCAGAAATGGGGTGAAAGCAGATGTTCTTGACAGATGATCCCGTTGCTGACTTCAACCGTTGGGATGCGGAACAGACCGCATGGCTGAAGAAGCTTCCCACCTGTCAGATTTGTGGCAAGCCCATCCAGCAGGAACGGTGCCTGAACCTGGAAGGCTTCAAATTCTGTGATGAATGCATCGAAGATCACATGGAGGTGATTGAAGTATGAAGGTCTTGAGCCTGTTTGATGGCATGGCTTGCGGAATGCTGGCAATGCAGAAGGCCGGAATAACGGTGGATCGTTATGTGGCCTATGAAATTGACAAGTATGCTGTCAAGACATCCAGCCACAACTTCCCCATGATCGAACACAAAGGTGATGTGTTCCAGGCTGATTTCACCGAGTTCAGCGGATTTGATTTTTTGGTGGGCGGTTCGCCTTGCACCTATTGGAGCATTGCCCAGAAGAACAACCGGGAAACCGAAGCAAGCGGAATGGGCTGGGAACTGTTCAGCCAATATGTCCGGGCCTTGAAGGAAGCAAAACCCCGGTTCTTCATCTACGAAAACAACAAGTCTATGGCGAATGCGATCCGTGAAAGCATCACGGAAACCTTCGGATTTGAACCTATCTGCATCAATTCAGCCCTTGTGTCCGCACAGAACCGGAACCGTCTGTATTGGGTCGGAAGAAGGAATGCAGATGGTACATATAGCAAGGTCGATGTGGAACAGCCGGAAGACCGTGGGATCATTCTAGCGGATGTCCTGGATTCAGCTGCCCTTCGTGAGAAAGCGAACTGCCTTTGTGGAAACCGTGGTGGGACAAGCCTTGCACATGACCTGGTGAAAGCAAAGCACAATTATGGTGCGGAACCCGTTGTCAAGCCCCTTTCGGAAAAGGAAATGGAATACATGGTCAGGACTGTGAAGGATGGCAGGAATCACTTTGATTTCGGTCACTTCCACGATGGAACCCAGGACAAAAGCAGATGCATCACAGCAACGATGGCGAAGGGTGTCCCATACAATGTCTTTTGCGAACCGATCCGAATCGGCACTTGGCCCAACACAGCAAAGAACCAAGCACACGATTCCCAGCAGTACCGCATCTATAGCACAGAAGGGAAAAGCGTGAATCTGTGTGGAAATGGTGGTGGCATGGGAGCAAAGACCGGGCTTTATGCAATCCCTGTTGAATTTGAAGGTGACATTCCTATCAAGGCGGTGTCTGGTACGGATGGCAAGGAATATCCGGTATATGAAGTCAAGGACGGATTCATCACCATCAAAGGAAAGCAGTATGCTATCAAGCTTGCAGATGGCTTCTACATAATCCGGAAGCTGACCGTGACCGAATGCAAACGGTTGCAGACGGTTCCGGAATGGTTTGAATTCCCCGTGTCAGATAGTCAGGCATACAAGATGCTTGGCAACGGATGGACTGTGGATGTGATTGCTCACCTTATCACAGCTACACAGCAGGATCAGGTTGACTTGTTCGGAATGGCTATTGCAACAACATAAATAATCAGAATGTTTTGACTAAAGGAGGAAAAACAAATGGCAGATAAGACCCATTGGAAGAAGATTGTCAGTGACCCCAACTATCTGGGTGAAGCTGACTTCGGTGAAGGAGAAGAAAAGGTGGCAACCATCAACAGGGTTGTCCGGGATGAAACAGTCCAGACCACTGAAGGAAAAAGCAAGAAGGCTGTTGTCTACTTCGCTGAAGGTATCAAGCCCATGATCCTGAATGTGGCAAGATCCAAGGCAATTGAAAAGGTTGCCGGATCCCCTTACTTCGAGGATTGGCCCGGTGTGAAGATCCAGCTTTACATTGAACACGGCATCAAAGCCTTTGGTGATGTGGTTTCCGCTGTTCGTGTACGGCCCAGAAAGCCCCAGCTGCGGAACCCTATCCTGTGCGAAGACTGCGGACAGGAAGTCCAGGGTGCCAACGGAAGAAGCGCAGACTATATGGCTGCATACACCAAGAAGAAGTTCAAGGCTTGCCTGTGCTTCTCCTGTGCCACTGCCAGGGCAGAGAAGACCGAACCGGAACAGGGTGGTGAAGTGAATGTCCAGACTGAAATTGACGGATGACAACTACTACAGCCCTGAAGCGAACTGGGAATACATGTCCGCTTCCCAGTTCAAATCCTTCAGGCGGTGTGAAGCTTCCGCAATGGCTGAACTTCGTGGGGAATGGGGCAGGAAGGAAACCACGGCACTGATGGTCGGATCCTATGTGGATGCATTCTTCAGTGACGAACTGGAACAGTTCAAAGCTTCCCATCCAGAACTGTACAAACGGGATGGAACGCTGAAGGCAGACTATCTGCAAGCCCAGACCATTGCAGAAAGGCTGAACCGTGATGAACTGGCCCGGATGCTCCTGTCCGGAAAGCATCAGGTTATCAAGACCGGGAAGATTGCAGGTGTTTGGTACAAAACCAAAGCGGACAGCCTTCTGACATCCAGACAGGTTGAAGCCATCTGCAAGAAGTTCCCACAGGTGAAAGACCTGGTTCCCTTTGGCGGTGCAATGATTGTGGATCTGAAGTGCATGAAGGACTTCAAACCCATCTGGGATGAAGATGTCCATGAAAAGGTCAGCTTCGTCAACTTCTGGGGCTATGACATCCAGGGTGCTATCTATCAGAAAATTGATAAACGCATGGCACCGTTTGTCATCGTAGGTGTCACCAAGGAAGCGGAACCGGACATCATTGCAATCCACATTCCGGATGAAGACCTTGCCTGTTCCATGGATGAAGTGGAAGCCCTGTCCCCTAGATATGCAGCCATCAAACGGGGTGAAATTGCCCCGGTTGGTTGCGGAAAATGTGCCTATTGCCGGAGCGTGAAACGGCTTGAAGGAATCACGCATTATCAAAAAATCAATATTACGGAGGAATAAAACATGCTTAATCATATCACCATTATGGGCCGACTGACCAGAGATCCTGAGATGCGCAGAACCGGAAGCGGTGTTCCTGTGACATCCTTCACCATTGCTTGTGACCGGGACTTCTCCGGAAAGGGCAGTGAGAAGGAAACGGACTTCATTGATGTGACCGCATGGCGTAACACTGCGGAGTTCGTCAACAGCTACTTCAGCAAGGGCAGAATGGCTGTGGTGTCCGGAAGACTTCAGATCCGCAGCTGGACGGATAAGGATGGCAACAAGCGGAAGTCCGCTGAAGTGGTTGCCGATAATGTCTACTTTGCGGATTCCAAGAAGGAAGAATCCAGTGGTTCCAATGTCCAGAACTACACCCCTTATTCTGAACCCTTGCAGGAATATGCAGTGGTTGACGGGGATGATGACAGCTTGCCCTTCTAAGGAAGGGCAACCCATCAAACCGGAAAGGATGTGTCAGGATGACAAAATACATAGGTGAAAAGTTCAGGATCCCATATCCCCAGACCAAGGCAGGACTGAAGCAGTGGACGAAGCAATATGGCATGAATGCCTACTATGCCGGAAAGCATTGGTCTATTAGAAAGCGTGATGCAGACTTCTGGCACAATTTGGTTCGGTCTTGCCTGGATGGTCAGGATGTCAGAAAGATTCCCTTCAAACGGCCTGTTGTGATCACATTCAGATGGAATGACCGTCTTGACATCGACAACCATGCAGTGATGGGGAAGATGATCGTGGATGCCCTGAAGGGCAGAATCATTGAAGATGACACCAGAAGATGGCTGAAAGGCGTGTGTCACTACTTCCACGATGAAGATTATATCAGCGTTGAAATTCACGAAGTATAGAAAGGAAACAAGAAGTTTGACTATCAATGAATATCAGAAGCTTGCAATGCGGACAAGCAATAAGGAACTTTCCAATGGACTACACCTGATGAATGGTGCCCTGGGCCTGTGCGGTGAATCCGGAGAAGTAGCAGATCTGGTGAAGAAGTGCTGGATGCAAGGTCACAATCTGGATCAGGCCCACATTGCAAAGGAATTGGGTGACATCTGCTGGTATGTGGCAGAAACGGCAACGGCAATCGGCTATGACCTGGAAACCATCATGCAGATGAACATTGACAAGCTGATGAAGCGTTACCCTGAAGGATTCGATTCCGAACGGTCACAGCACCGGGAAACGGGGGACATTTAACAGAAAGGATGATTTTATGAACCCGGCAACACAGAAAGGCAAAATTCTTGGCTACTGCGCAGAACATGGATCCATCACGAATCGTGAAGCAGCTGTTCTGCTGAATATGAACAGCCCTTCCAAGCGAATCAGCGAACTGAGAAGGGCAGGATATGATGTCCAGAGTGTCTGGGAAGAACATGTGAATTCTGACGGGGATAAAACCAGATATCTTCGTTACTTCATCAATAAACCGGAAGGGGGTGTGTCCTGATGGGAAAGAAGCGGTATGTGACCATCGGTCAGAAGGTCAGGTTTGCCCCGCTTGAATTGGCGTTTGGCTATGGCGTAGAAGACCTTCGACACGAAGTGACCGGAACCGTGGTGGAGATCCACAAGGATCACAAATGGTTCAGCGTGGAATATGGTGACCCCAAACAGCGCACATCCTTCAAGTTCTGCGATATTGGGAAGTCGGTGATTCTGGTTGGCTGATGTCAAATGGATAAAAATCACCACGAACATGTTTGACAACCGGAAGATCAGGCACCTTCGCAGACTTCCGGACGGGAACAACATCGTTCTGATTTGGGTGATGCTTCTGACAATGGCTGGCAGGTGTAATGCAAACGGGATGATTTTCCTGACCGAAAACATCCCGTATACACCGAAGATGCTTGCTGATGAACTGGATTTTGAAGAAAACACCGTCAAGCTGGCCCTGACTGCATTGGAGCAGCTGAACATGGTGGTTATGGATCAGGGCTTCTTCAGTATTGCCGGATGGGAAGAATATCAGAACATTGAAGGCATGGAGAAGATCAGAGAGCAGAACCGAATCAGGCAAAAGAAGTGGTATGACAAGCAAAAAGCACTTCCTAACGTAACACCTAACGTTAGGATAACGCAACCTAACGCAACAGAAGAAGATAAAGAAAAAGAATTAGATATAGATAGAGATAAAAAGAATAGTGCAAAACAGCCTTCCAAGGCTGATGTTGATGCATTCTTTGAATCTATCTGGAATCTGTATCCTGTCAAAAAGGGGAAAGGTCAGGTGTCCGATACCAAGCGGAAAGCACTGTTCAAGATAGGCTATGAAGCTATGGAACAGGCTATCAACAGATACTTGACAGAACTGAAGAAAGATGCTTCCTGGAGGAAGCCACAGAACGGAAGCACCTTCTTCAATTCAGGCTATGTGGATTATCTGGATGAAAACTATGAACCTTCCAAGACCGAACCACAGCCTGTCAGACAATCAAACTATCACAAGCAGACCAAGGCTGAAGAACTGGATGAAGCCTATCAGATGATGGCTGCTTGGGGACAAGGAGGATAAACAACATGGATGATATCACTAAGACCCAATATGCCGAATGGCTGGAAGAACTAATTGGCTACATCATGGAGCATAAACCGGAAAAGATCGGTGTGTGTGCAATTCTTCCGGATGGTGGCACCTTGACAAGCTATTTTGGTGAGTGCTTCCACACGGACAAGGCAGTCATGGGCTACACCATTAGCCTTGATGCAACCATGGATGTAATCAATGCCAATGCAAAAGACATCCTGGAAGCAGCTGAAGAACAGGATGGTGATGATTTATGAAGGATGAAACCTATTCCTTCATATCTGATGTAAAGGAAAAGGGAATCACTGCCAGAAGCGCAAAGAACAGAAGATCCCACACAGGAAAGGGTGGAAGATGCAGACTTCCCCATGAAAATATGTCAAAAAAGGAGTTGCAGAAAATGAACGGTGAATGCAAGTCATATTCCTTGAATTCTCCGATGCAGAAGGAAGAATTTAAAGAAATGCCGGATGATCTGAAGGTTATCTATATAAAGGCTGTCCGCAGCAAGTACGGAATCCCTGACAACCATCTTGGGAAGGCAATGGGATATTCCCAGCAGACTTTTTCCGCTGTTATCAAAAGGCTTGGTCTTGGAATCGGAAGGGATACCAACCATCACAAGAAGTGGGACAAGGAAGGGTTCTATGCTTGGTGGAATGGGGTGGACAAGCTGCCCACCCCGGTCATTGAAGAACCGGAACACTGTGAACCGGATCCTGTCAAGCGTGAAGAACCGGAAGTCTTTATGGAAGACGATTTGCCCATGGAAGTTTTATTCCCGGAATATAAGCCTATTCCCGTGACTGCTGTTCCTGCCAGTGGAAGCATGACCTTCCGCTGTACTGCAAATATGGCCCTGAACACCCTGAAGGAACTGCTGGCAAATGAAATGGTGGATCTTCATGTAAGTTGGGGTGTTATCGTGGAAGGAAGTGTTGAAGTGTGACCAAGCAGGAATTTGCAACCTTTGCAATGGCCCTGAAGACCTACTATCCCAGGGAAAATCTGCTTCCGAATACACAGGCAATGGAACTGTGGTTCCGGGAACTGTGTGACATTCCCTTCAATGTTGCAGAAATGGCCCTTCGGAAATGGGTGTCCATGAATAAATGGTCACCGTCCATTGCTGACCTTCGTGAAATGACTTCCGGCATCGTCAACGGTGAACCGATGGCCTGGGGTGAATCGTGGGAAAAGGCCCTGAATGCTGTCAGGAAATACGGTTCCTATAACAAGATGGCAGCTTTGGAAAGCCTGGATCCGCTGACCAGGAAATGTGTGGAGAATATCGGATGGCTGGAACTGTGTATGTCTGAAAACATCATGGTTGAAAGAGCGCATTACCAGAAGATCTTTGAAGTCTATTCCAAGCGTGAACAGGCTGATAAGCGCATGGCTGGAACGCTTCTGGAAGCCATCAGTCACTTGCAGCTGAACGGGATGGATGGTCAGCGGTTGCAGATTGGGAAGGGGGATTGATGATGGCTAGAAAGACAGGAAACCTGCACATGAACACCGCCTTCAGGAATGGTGGACGGAAAGCAGGAATTGGCATCACCTATGATGATTATGGTGATGAATCCGGAAACCCTGATTATGAGAAACACACCAGGGTTCGCTTTCCTAATGACAATATCAAACCGGAAGAATTGAACGGCCCGGTCATCTGCTACAAGGGAGAAAGCAAAATGGGGGTTGATGTATGAAAGCATTCTTTATTGGATTGGCTGTTGTATGTTTCTTTATCACGTTGGCAATGTGGGCCTGTTGCAGTGTAAGTGGGGAGGATGAAGAATGGCAAGGCTGATTGATGCGGATGCTGTGGACTACGAAAACATAATGTGTTCCCAATCCCAGTTGCATTGGCTGAATGCAATTATCGAAAAACAACCAACCGTGGATGCCGTTCCCGTGGTGCATGGGCGGTGGGTGGTTGGTTTGGATGGTGGCTATATGTGTTCAGAGTGTCACGAAGTACACAGATATGATATCGGTTATTACTGTACTTTTTGTGGTGCAAAACTGGAAGGAGTAGGGATTGGGTAAAATGATTGACTTGGTTGAGCGAGAAGCCATAAAGGATGCAATAGGCTTTATGAATCTTCATTTTCTTGGACACGGAGAAAACAAAAGCCTGTTGGACTCGATAAATGAAGTTCCCTCTGTGGATGCCGTTCCTGTGGTGCATGGGCGGTGGAACACAAAACCGTACTACAAGGCCGATGGTAAAGGTGGTGTGTTCAAATACTGTGACTTCTATCTTTGTTCCGAATGTGCAACTGAAAGGCCGATAGTACCACCATACAACTACTGCCCCAACTGCGGAGCGAAAATGGATTTGGAGGTAGACAATGCCTGATGATGACTGGGATTATGACGATGACTGGGATGAATACCCGGAGGAAGATTATTACGCAGACAGATGCTATGAGTGCCAAGGATATGGGGATGACTACTACATTGACGAAGAAGGCGAATTAGTGTGTGCCTGTGATGACTGTTGGTGTAACGGGAGGAATGACGATGACTGACAAAGAAAAACTGGATCTGATTCGGAAGCTTGCGCTGAATCTTTGGCCCATTGACTTCACGGATCAGAAAATTGGTCTTGGTGTAGGACATGCGCTGATAGTTGCTGTTGAGTTGATCACAGATATGCCAGGTGATGAAATTCCGGAAATCTTGCTTGACCCGGAAAGATTCAACAACTTCAAGAGAATGGAGTGAAGCATGATGGACATTTACATAGCTATGGAAGAATCCTATAAGAACGGATACCGGAAGGGCTGCGAGGACACCAAGAAGGAAATGGAATTGAAGCAGAAGCGTGGTCTGTGGGTCATTAAGAATGGAACCGTCTTCTGTCAGAACTGTATGACCTGTGGATGTCCACACTGGAAGGTTTGCCCGGTGTGTGAAACGAAAATGGAAGGAGTGGTTGAATGCTGACCATTGAAAAAACTGTCCTGCCTTCCCCGGAACAGTGGGACATCATTATTGAAGGAATGCGGAATCCCATGAACAGCTGGGACAAGTCCGACAGCTACAACACATATATCACGGATCCGGAAACACTGGAAACCGCTGACTTTGAATTCTTCATTGGTGATGCTGACCTGAAGCTGATGAAGAATCTTGCAAAGGGTGGCCCGGTTCATGCCAAGTACAGACGGATGGTTCCGGTCTTCCTGACTGTCAACGCACCCCTTTACTGGTGGAAGGAATTCGATACATACAAGGTGGGAACGGTCTGCAACAGCTGTTCCACCATGCACAAGATACATGCAAAGGAATTCACGCTGGATGACTTCAGCCATGAACACCTTTTCGATTTTGAAGATAATAATCTGCCGGAAGACATGGCATATCTAGTTGATACTACAGATTGTGTTTGTGGTGAAGAATGGGAACTTTGGTTTGATGCTGGTGAAGCACTAAAAACAACCATTCTCGCTCTCAACTGTTACCGGAAAAAGTATCTTGAAACCAAGGATAAGAATTTCTGGTGGCAGATGATCCAGTTGCTTCCCACCTCCTACAACCAGAAGCGGACTATCATGCTGAACTATGAAGTCCTGGTCAATATCTATCACAGCCGGAAGAACCACAAGCTGGACGAATGGCACATCTTCTGCAACTGGATTGAAAACTTGCCCTATTCCGGGCTGATTACGGGTGGTGATTTGGATGTGTGATGCAAAGGCATATCTGCGGAAGATTGAACTGCTGGATGCCCACATCAACAATAAACTGAATGACCTTGCTACACTGCGAACCATGGTGACCAAGATTACGGCAACCATTTCCCCGGTTGCTGTGTCTGGGTCAGGAAGTCAGGATAAGCTTGGGGATGCAGTGGCAAAGATTGTGGATCTTCAGACTGACATCAATAATCAGATTGACAAGTATGTGGATCTGAAAAGGGAGATCAGCGCAGTTCTTGAAAAGATGGATGATCCTGACCAGGTGAAAGTCCTTCACAAGCGGTACTTTGAATATAAGCCCTGGGAACGGATTGCATGTGAAATGAAGTATTCTTTCCGGAATGTGTGTTACATCCACGGAAAGGCACTTCAGGCCGTGGAAGCTATTCTGGAAGATAGAAAGGATAAAGGTGAAGAAGGTGCGATTTCTTAAGGCCTACGAAAAGAAACAGCGTGGATGTGCATACTGCCTTGACATGAGCGTTTTGCATGATGAATCCGACAAACCGCACTTCACTTGCAAGCACGATAAATGCCCCTATACAGTCCTTGACAAATATGAAACCTATGACGAATTCCTTGCCAGCGAAGACAGCAAGATCCTTGTTCCACAGTTCTTTGAAGCTGCACAGGAATTGTTCCGGCTGACAAAGATCAGCAACAAGCCACAGCGGATGTTCAGTGATGGAAGCGGAACGGCTTATCTGTAACATTGCACACAATTTCATATCCTTTCATAACATTGCACACTTGACCTGTGATATATTTAAGATGCGAAAGTAAAGATGATATTTCCTTCAGCCTGACCGGGTTTCCTCCTCCTTCCTGGTCAGGCTTTTTGTATTCAAAGGATATAGGTGACTATATGAAAGCAATCAAATGTGATTTGCCCTTTGCGGAAGTCATTGAAATTCATCCTATGGCTGACCTTCATATTGGTGACAGTATGTGTGACTTCAAGTCCGTTATGGAGCGGATCGAATATATCAGAACCACACCGAATGCTTTTTGCATCCTGGATGGTGACCTGATGGACACAGCAATCTGTTCCAGCATCGGTGACACTTACGGTGCCAACCTTCAGCCCATGGAACAGCTGAAGATGTGCGTGAAGATCTTTGAGCCTATCAAAGACAAGATCCTTGCAGTCCTTCCCGGCAACCATGAAAACAGGGTGTACAAATCGGACGGGCTTGACATGACTGAAGTGATGTGCAGTCAGCTGGGAATTCCTGAAAAGTATTCCCCTACCACAGCACTGCTTTTCATCCGGTTTGGTACATCTTCCGGAAAGACACACAACAGGCCACAGCTATACACAGGCTATGTGACACACGGATCCGGTGGTGGCAGAAAAGAAGGGGGAAAGGTCAACAGGCTTGCTGACCTGGCATCCATCGTGGATGCTGACTTTTACATCCATTCCCACACACACCTTCCGGTCATTCTCCGTGAAGGATTTTTCAGGACAAGTCCAAGCAATTCTTCTGTTGCTATGGTAGATAAGCTGTTCATCAACACAGCAGCTTCCCTGAACTATGGTGGATACGGTGACCGGAATGGATTCAAGCCCAGTTCGAAGCGGTCACCCGTGATCTATCTGCATGGGCTGAAGCATGATATGTGGGCGAAACTTTAAGGAAAGAAGGTAATGATTGTGGCACTGTCAGCAAAACAGCAGAGATTTTGTGACGAATATCTGATTGACCTGAATGCAACACAGGCTGCAATCAGATCCGGTTATTCTAAAAAGACAGCATACAGTCAAGGACAAAGATTGCTGAAGAATGTTGAAGCAAAAAATTATATTGAAGCACGGATGGCAGAAAAAGAAAAGGAACTGATTGCTGACCAGGATGAAGTTCTGAAGTATCTGACCAAAGTGCTTCGTGGTGAATCACAGTCTGAAATTGTGGTTGTGGAAAACATCGGTGACTTCACAAGTGAAGCAAGACTGCTTCAGAAGGCACCGGATGAAAAGGAACGGCTGAAGGCAGCCGAACTGCTTGGAAAGCGTTACAACCTATTCAGTGACAAAATGAAGGTTGATGTTGCAATGCCTGTTGTGATTTCTGGTGGTGAAGATCTTGAAGACTGAAAATGTCATCCAGATCAATCTTCCACAAGTAGTAGGCAAGGGATACGGAACCTTTTGGCGGTTCAAGGGCCGTTATAGAGTTGTAAAGGGAAGCCGTGCTTCCAAAAAGTCAAAGACAACAGCACTGTGGTTCATCGTGAACATGATGAAATATCCACAGGCAAACACACTGGTCATCAGAAAGACCTTCCGAACGCTGAAGGACAGCTGTTTCACGGAATTGAAGTGGGCAGTTCACAGGCTGAAGGTTGATGCTTGGTGGGAGTTCAAGGAAAGCCCACTGGAAGCCACATATAAGCCCACAGGACAGAAGATCTATTTCCGTGGACTGGATGACCCTTTGAAGGTAACATCTATCACGGTTGATGTGGGTGTCCTGTGCTGGGCGTGGCTGGAAGAAGCCTATGAGGTCATGAAGGAAGATGACTTCAACATCCTTGACGAATCTATCCGTGGTGAAGTTCCTGAAGGCCTGTTCAAGCAGTGGACAATCACCTTCAACCCATGGAATGAACACCACTTCCTGAAGAAGCGGTTCTTTGACTGCGAACCTGACCCGGATATCCTGGCAATCACAACCAACTACATGTGCAATGAATGGCTTGATGCAGCTGATATCAAGGTATTTGAGGACATGAAGAAGCGCAACCCCAGACGGTATGCCGTTGCAGGTCTGGGCGGTTGGGGCATTGTGGACGGCCTAGTCTATGAGAACTGGAAAGAACAAGCCTTTGACCATACATCCGATGAATTCAAGAAGGAGCATCCGAATCTTGTTTCCTGCTTCGGTCTTGACTTCGGCTATACGAACGATCCATCAACGCTTTTCTGCGGTCTTCTTGACCTGAAGGAAAAGCGTTTGTTTGTGTTTGATGAAATGTATGAAAAGGGCCTGTCCAATAAACGAATTGCCGATACAGTCCAGGGCATGGGCTATGGCAAGGAGCGGATCACAGCGGATTCAGCTGAACCAAAGTCCATTGATGAACTGAAAAGCCTTGGCCTTCGTGTCAAAGCTGCCACAAAGGGCAAGGACAGCATCAAAAACGGCATCCAGTGGATCCAAGACCTTGAAATTATCATCCATCCACGCTGTGTGAACTTCATCACGGAAATCAGCAACTACACCTGGGATCAGGATAAGTTCGGAACAAAGCTGAATGTTCCTATTGATGACTTCAATCACCTGATGGATGCAATGCGGTATGCGCTGGAAAAGTACATCACCGAAAAGAAATGGCTTACATAAGGGAGGAAGATAATATGAGCAACAGTTCACTGGTGGACATAGTTATGATATCCCCCAACAGCAGTCCACGAACAGCTAAAATCGATACCATCACAATCCATCACATGGCAACCATTGCCACAGCAGAAGCGTGTGCAGCTTCGTTCTTGCCCACATCACGGAACGCAAGTGCTAACTACTGCATTGGAAATGATGGCAGTGTGGCACTGAGCGTGGACGAATCCAGAAGGGCGTGGACAAGTTCCAACCGGGAAAATGACAACCGTGCAATCACAATTGAGGTCAGCAACAGTGGGCGTGGCCCTGACTGGCCTGTTGGTGATGCTGCCATGAAGAAGCTGATTGCCCTGTGTGTTGACATCTGCAAGCGGAACGGCATTCCCAAGCTGAACTTCACCGGGGACAAGACCGGAAATGTCACGCTTCACAAGTGGTTTGCTGCAACCGCCTGTCCCGGCCCTTACCTTGAAAGTAAGATCCCGTACATTGTGGAGCAGGTGAACAAACAGCTAGACACAGCGAAAGAAGAACCCAAGAAAGACGGGAAGCTTTACCGTGTCCAGGTTGGTGCTTTTGCCGTTAAAAGCAACGCTGATGCAATGCTGAAGAAGATCAAGGCAGCTGGTTTTGAAGATGCCTTCATTGCCGTTGCAAAGGAATAAGGAGGCATGAAATGCTTTCAATTAGCGAAATCAAACAGTTTATTGACCAGGACAGGGCCAGTGTGAAGAAACAGAAGGCCCGTGAAGGTGACCGATACTATAACGGTGACCACGATATCAAAGGATATCGAATCTTCTTCATCAATGCGGATGGTGTCCTGCAAGAAGACCTGACCAAATCCAACATCAGAATCAGCCATCCGTTCTTCACGGAACTGGTTGACCAGGAAGTTCAGTATTTGCTTTCCGGTGAAGAAGGGTTTGTCAAGTCTGACATTCCTGAACTTCAGGACAAGCTTGATGAATACTTCAATAACAATGAAGACTTCATGGCTGAACTGTATGAAGTTGTGACCGGAGCCGTTGCAAAGGGTTTTGAAGATGCCTATGCCTTCAAGAATGAGAAGGGCATCACCTGCTTCCAGTGTGCTGATTCGCTTGGCGTTGTGGAAGTCCGGGCCAAAGACACGGATGATGGCTGTGAATATGTCATCTATCACTATGTTGATAGAATCGACAAGAACACCCAGAAAATCACCCGGATCCAGGTGTGGGACAGCGCACAGGTCACCTTCTTTGTTCAGGATGGTGACGGGAAGATTGAACTGGACAAATCCCAGAAGGTCAACCCCAGACCGCACAGCCTATACAAGAAGGATGGGGACAATGCAACCTATTATGAAGACTTCGGTTTCATTCCCTTCTTCCGGCTGGATAACAACAAGAAGCAGATTTCCGGTCTGAAGCCTGTCAAAGACCTGATTGATGACTATGACCTGATGGCTTGCGGTTTGTCAAATAACATCCAGGACACCAATGAAAGCCTGTATGTGGTCAAGGGTTTTGAAGGTGACAACCTGGATGAACTGATGGTCAACATCAAGGCCAAGAAGCATATTGGCGTAGGTGAAGACGGTGATGTTGAAATCAAGACCGTTGACATCCCTGTTGATGCCAGACAGACGAAGCTTGACCTGGACGAAAAGAACATCTACCGATTCGGACAGGGCTTGAACACTGCTGGCCTGAAGGATACCAACGCAACCACCAACATTGCCATCAAGTCCGCTTATTCCCTTCTGGATCTGAAGTGTAACAAGATGGAAATCAGACTGAAGCAGTTCATGCGGAAGCTTCTGAAGGTGGTTCTGGCTGAGATCAACGAAATGGAAGGCACTGACTATCAGCAGAAGAATGTCTACTTTGACTTTGAACGGGAAGTCCCCACCAATGCCCTTGAAAATGCACAGATTGAATTGACGGAAGCCCAGCGGAAGCAGACGGAAATCACCACGCTTCTGAATCTGGCAAACAACATCGATGATGAAACCCGGCTGAAGCTTATCTGTGAACAGTTGGATGTGGACTATGACGAAATCAAGGACAAGTTCCCTGACCCGGAAGAATCTGCTGACCTGTTCAAGGAGCAGTCAGCCATTGATGCCTTTGGGGTTGAAGAAGCACCTGCTGGCGGTGATGTGATTGAATAAACTGACTGACAGACAGAAGGAAGTCATCCAGTATGAATTGGATTCGGAAAAGGCCATTCTGAAGCAGTTGGAAAAGCACTATCAAACTGCGCTGAATGACATTGACAGACGGATCCGGATTCTGGAATCGGATGAACTGACACAATCCCGGATATATCGGCTTGAATATCAGAAAGCCCTACGGAAACAGGTGGAAGCAACCCTTGAAAAGCTTCATGCGGATGAATATGCAACCATCCAGGGCTTCCTTTCCGATTCCTACACAACCGGGTTTGTCGGTGCTGCCTATGATATGTTCGGACAGGGTGTTCCGCTGATCATGCCCATTGACAAGAATGCAGCTGTGAAGGCTGTCATCACGGATTCCAAGATTGATGTCAGCCTGTATGAAGCCCTTGGTGTGGATACCAATAAGCTGAAGAAGTCTATTGTGGCAGAAATCACACGGGGATTGGCTGGTGGCCTTCCCCATAGTGAGATATCCAGAAACCTTGCCAACGCTGCAAAGATATCCCTTGGACGGGCAAAGACCATTGTCCGGACGGAAGCCCACAGGATCCAGGAAGCATCCGCACAGGATGCACGGGTTGAAGCAGTCAAAGCAGGTGCCAGTGTGGTGAAGCAGTGGAAGGCCATCATGGATGGCAAAGTCCGGCATTCCCACAGACTTCTTGACGGTCAGCTTGTGGAGGTTGACAAGCCGTTTGAACTGGACGGAATGGAAGCCATGCATCCCGGTGACTTCGGCAACGCTGCCATGGATTGCAATTGCCGATGCAGAGCAACCCAAAGGGCAAGGATTGCATTGGGAAAGCAGGAATACCAGAAGCTTCAGAAACGTGCAAGCTTCTTCGGTCTGATGGAAGAAGATTCAAAGGAATTCGGTCATGAAAAGGAACGTATTGTCTTTTCTGATTTCAAGAAAAAATACCTAAAAGCATCCGAAAATGAGAAGATTTTGCTTGAAAAATCTCCCAAAAGTGCTATAATAAATAGTAGTGAGATGTTCCGGAAAGACGATGACCGAAGAAAAGGCTTTACGTTCATAAGCCAGGAACGGTTTGACAGCTTGACCGTAGAAGCCAGAAAGAATGGTGCAATCATTCTTAGGGGAACACCTGAAGTGGAACAACACTTGAAGGATATGGGTGCATCTGCATCCCATGTCGGTGGTGCGCTTCTGTTTATGACTGATGTGTGTGTCAGTGAAGTCCTGGAAGAAACACATCACTTCATGCAGGGGCTTCATGGTCTTAATAACGATAAAGACCCCACGCTTCGGATGCTGTTGAATGAAATTGATGCAAGACACTTCATTCTTAACAACGCAAAAAAGTACAAGGTTCCCAGAAACGAAATTGAGATGTTGCAAGAACAGTTAGATGATCTGAACAAGCAACTTGAAGAATATTATGGTGGTGACTAAAATGGCAAAGGTTATTTCTGAATTTGCTATTGGAAAGTATATGGTTCTGAAGCTTGATGAAGCTGTTCCGAACCGAAAGTTTTCCAAGTATAAGGTTGGCGGTGATCTGTTTACACCCGTGATTGTATATGATGCCGTGAACTGTATTGCCATCGAATCTTCAGAAAGTTTCAAGGGAAAAACTGTAGAGTTCGTATAAAAGCACTGTGCAAAAATTGCATGGTGCTTTTTTCATGCCCAAAATCAGAAAATGGCAACTGTCCGGAGAATCCGAACGGTTGCTTTTTTAATTAAATGAAAGGATGGATCCCTATGAGTATCGATTGGAAGCGCAAGTTGACTAGCCGGAAGTTCTGGATGGCTGTGGTCGCATTTATCACCCCCCTTCTGCTTGCCTTTGGTCTGGCAGAGGACACCGTCACCCAGGTTGTGGCAATCCTGATTGCAGGTGCGGATGTTCTGGCCTACATCATTGCTGAAGGCATGGTGGATGCCAGCAACACCAACAACCAGACCTGATTGAACACGGCACCCCATGGGGCTTTTGCTCCATGGGGTTTTCCCTTGCTGTCTATGCGGAAACGCTTGACATAAATTCACCGGGGACGGTGGAAAACATCTATTTTTCACGATATGCGACATCGTTAAAGCTTAGAAAAATGAAAGGATTGAAACCATGACACTTATCGAAATCTTGAAGGCGAAGGGCATCAGTGATGACATCATCACGGCTGTCCAGGAAGAAATGAAGGCAAACAAGATCTTCACTTCCGCAGAAGAAAACATTGACATCAGATATGGCAAGCTGAAGACCCAGCATGAAGCGGTTGTCAAGGAAAGAGATGAAGGAAAGGCACTGATTGAAACCCTTCAGAAGAACAACAAGGGCAATGAAGCACTTCAGTCCCAGATTTCCGACTATCAGTCCAAGATGGAACAGCTTCAGGCAGAACTTCAGCAGACCAAGATTGATTCCGCTATCAATGTGGGACTTCTGGCAGCTGGTGTCAAGCCTGAAGATGTGGACTATGTGACCTTTAAGCTGAAGGCCAAGGGTGAAATTGAACTGGATGACCAGGGCAACATCAAGGGCTGGGATGACAAGGTTGCAGGTCTGAAGACCCAGTTCCCGGCAAACTTCGTTTCCGCAGGTGGCAAGAAGTATGAGGAACACAAGCTTGAAAGCGGTGATGGTTCTTCCAACGAACCTATCACCAAAGAACAATTCAACAAAATGGGCTACAACTCCCGGGTTGAACTGAAGAGAAACAACCCTGAACAGTATAGCCAGCTTATGAAAGGATGAATAAATTATGGCAGATCTTACTAATGTTACTACCCTGGTGAACGGTGATGTTTTTGACCCTGAAGTGGTCAGTGACATGATCAACGCAAAGGTTTCCAAGAAGGCCGTGATGTCCGGCTATATCAAGGTAGATTCCACCCTTCAGGGTGTTCCCGGTTCCACCATTACCGTTCCCCGTTGGGGCTATATCGGTGAGGCCGTGGATCTGGTTGAAGGCCAGACCATTGACACCACTAAGATGGCGTTCACCACTGCACAGTATGGCATCAAGAAAATCGGTAAGGGCGTTATGCTGACCGATGAAGCCCAGCTGTCCGGTTATGGCAACCCCATGGGCACTGCAACCAATCAGATTGCAATGTCCATTTCTGAAAAGCTGGACAATGACCGTGTTGCGGTTCTGTACGAATCCCAGAACGTTGTGGATCAGTCCACCGCTGTCATCAAGTACAGCGCAATCGTTGACGGTGTTGATGCCTTCGGTGAGGAAGAGGAAAGCCGGAAGGTCATTCTGATTCATTCCAAGCAGAAGACCCAGCTGCGGAAGGATCCTGACTTCCTGTCCGCTGACAAGTTCCAGGCTGGTGTGATGGTTTCCGGTGCAATTGGTCGTGTGGCTGGTTGTGACGTTGTTGTGTCCAACAAGGTCAAGCTGGAAGAGGGCGTGTATTACAACCCCATTATCAAGCTGGACAACACTGCTGAAACCGAAGATGATCTTCCTGCTGTCACCTACTTCCTGAAGCGTGGCAACCTGGTTGAGCATAAGCGTGAGGAAGGCGTTGGTGACAAGATCATCTGCACTGCTTTCGGTATGCCTGCCCTGACCAATGAATCCAAGGTCATCATCCTGAAGACCAAGGAGAAGTAAGAAAGGAATGAAGCCTGATGATCCTGTCTGTTGCTGAATTGAGGAAGTACATCACCACGGAAGATGATGACCAGGTGCTTGAAGCAAAGCTTCAGGCCCTGGAACTTCTGATCCGTGCATATACGAACAATAATTTCCAGGTCAGGGCGTTCCGGGCGGTTGCCGTGGCTGTTGCAGAAGGAAACAAGCTTCTGTTCAACAGCCCAGTTCCCTTCAAAGTAGGTGACACGCTTCAGATCACGGAATCTGACTTCATGCAGGATGAATTGGTCACGGTGCTGACCGTTGGTGATTCGGAAATCACCGTGAGCGGTGACCTGAGTGATGAATCCGGTGTGGTTGTCACCAAGGTCAAATATCCCATGGATGTCAAGATGGGCATTGTCAATCTGATGAAGTGGGAACTGAACAACCGGGAAAAGGTTGGCGTGGCTTCTGAAAGCATCAGCAGACATTCTGTGACCTATGTTGACCAGACCGGAGCAAATACCATTATGGGATATCCCGTGGCCTTGATGGGCTTCCTGAAGCCCTACAGAAAGGCCCGGTTTGGAAGGGGCATCAGAGCATGAAAGGCATTGGAGGAAACATCAGGGCATCTGTCCAGGTCTACACTTCAAACACAAATGACATTGGGGAGCATGTTCAGACCTGGGCAGATGTCCAGACTATCAAAGGCTGGCTTGACCTGTCTTCCGGTGAATCCCGGTTCACCTACAATGCCAAGATTCAGGAATCCACACACATCTTCATTGCTGATTATGTGTCCCTGGATTCCAGGATCACGGCTGAATCTGCCCGGATGGTCATCAACGGCAAGCGTTATGACATCCTTCTGATCGATAATCCCATGGAAATGGGAAGCGGATCCCAGCTGGAATTCTATCTGAAGTTCACAGGGGGTCAGTGATATGGCCCCTGTTGAATTTGAGGATTATAGCATCCGTGTCAAGGATGCCATGAATGATGCCTTGATAGCTGCCCTTCATGAAGCTGCTGG